GGGTCCGATAGGCATGAGCAGAGGTGAACTTATAGCTGCTGCAGCTAGAGAACGTGCAGGTATTAGTCTGCCCAAAAGTGTACACCTTGAAAGTGAAATAGCATTTCAAAATCCAGAAGATTTAGATTTAAGAAGACTATCCACTGAACCTAAAATAGTGGATGAACCGCTTGATGAAGTTGTCAGCACTTATGGCAGAACACCTACGTTAGAGTCTGCGGCTGATCTTAGACCTCTTAAAGATATAATGAGAGGGAAACCTATAAGTGGAAAAGCAAGAGCGGTGTTAAGGGCAAGACAGAGAGAGGCGTTTGAGTCACCTGAATATACTTTTGACACCCGTTTGCAAAGCGGTACTACAGGACAGAGAAGCAGCCCAGAATCATTTTCTGTAGCAGACATGCGCGGCAGTGATATTGAATCAACACGTCGTCGCGTGATCGCGTCACAGGCTACATTTAATCAGGTAAATGAAAATATCAATAGTTTAAGCGCACAAGGAGTGTCGTTGAGAAAAACTGGCGATCAGCTTTCCGTACCATACAACGATGAAACTTTAGGTGACGCGATGCAGATAAGAGAGGCCACAAGATTTTATGATGACTACCTGCAAAACCTAAATGATATTTTTAAATTAGGTCAATACACTGAACAGTATGGTGCGCGTGGCGGCGTGGACAATGCCCTTGATCGTATATTTAATGCAGATATTCGTGGTGGATTATTTGGTGCGTCCCGGATACTACCGCCGGGAGAGAAAAGAAACTTGATGGATACTCTTTTCCAGATTTCTAAAGAAAGAGCAAATGTAAGTTTCACATCACCAGACTCCAGAGCCACAATGACAACCCGTAATATATCGGATAGAGTGTTGGCAGACGCTTTACTTCGTCACAAACCACGATCAAACTTTTCTGCAGAGGAGTTAAGCCAACTTGAAAAATCAGGTATTCAGGTAGAAGGTGGTGTTAGAGGTAGACCAAATATATCAATAAACATGTATGGCACACACAGAATGGGTCATCGTGACATTAAACGTATTATAGAATTAGCCTCTCGCAGCATGAACGAGGGTGGTCTTGTTGATAGATCAGAGATGACGCCGGAGCAAAGAAAAGAAGAATTTGTTGAGGGCATGAAGCAAACGGCTGATTTGGCTACAGACATTGCTCCCGTAGTAAGCACTGCTAAAGGAATAGCAGAACTTCCAGAAGACCTACGCACTATACGTGATCTTGTTTATGCGGGGGTTGAGGAGCGTGATCCAAAGAAAGTGGGAATGGGTGTGATGTATGCCGGACTCACAGGAGCGGGTATGCTTCCCGGCGTTCGTGTAGGTGCTAAAGCTGCTAAGAAAAGCATACGTCAAGTTGCCAATAAAGAGTATGACGAAATCTTTAGTCAGCTTGATGAACTTGAAACACCAGAAGAGTGGCAAGCTGCAGCAAAAACTTTAGTATCAGAAGATCGTGACGCAACTGGTAGAAGTGTAGTAAGGCGAACACCAGAACTGGAGCAGTCTGCAAGAGATTTAATTGACAACAAAATTTTGACAAGAGAGCAGCATCTAAAAAATGTAGCAGAAAATAAGCCAATAACAGAATGGACAGAGTTACCACGTCAACCTAGTTCTAAAGCTACGGTGTTTGCATTGAAGCCTACACAAAGAGAAAACGGTTTGTTCTTGCTTTCTGAAAAGGATGCAGATAAACTTGGAGTAAAGCGCACAACTTTAAAGGATGGAGATATGTTTCATGGCCGTTTAGATATTCCAGCATATCAATCCTATGATACATGGATCGTTGCTGGCACATCACCTGCCGTAAAAACTGCCGATGGAAAAGGAGTTACAACCTACGCAAAAGCCATACATTATAAATCTGGTGACAATAAACCTGTAAAGTTTATTGCGTCCCAAAAGACTAGCGAGGGCATCGGAAAGGGAGAGCAGCCAAAAACAGGATATGCTACAATTTCTGGTAGGTATAAAGATACATCAGAAGAAAACCTACGAGATATGGCTGAAAAACTACTTGACGATCCTGAATGGTCACAAGTAGGATTCGACCCCCGTAGGTTAGGAACCTTTTATTTGCGTAGAGCCACAGATAAACATGACATCGGAAGTGTGGTAACTGAAGCAGATGAAGTCATACAAATAGGACCACTTGTGCTGGCAAAAAATGTAAAGATTGATCCAGATTATGAGGGATACAAACGTGGCGGTCTTATGTCGCGCCGCTAACGTGTATCACCTGAACCAGCTAATGTGCCGCGCCTCTTTCTGTCGGCTAATTTCTCCAAGTTCTTTTCCATAATGTGACCTAAATCCATATCAAGTTCTTCAGCAAGAACAGCACAGTACCACATTACATCCCCAATCTCATACGCAATCTGTATTTTTTTAGCCTCGTATTCGTCAGGTGGTGCGCCGTCGCGGATAAACTTCTTAACCTTGTTGGCAATCTCTCCCGCCTCTCCAGTAAGGCCAAGAGTTAAATACTCCATGGCCTTGTTCTTAGGAAAGATAGCAGTATCACAAGCTGCTATTTGGTATGCTGTCCCTGTTATACCATACATGTATTTCTCCCTCATCCAAGTTTTAGCTTCTTGCTCTAAGTCCATTTAGTTTCTCCAGATTGTCGAAGTATGCGGCCTCCCATCCCCGCTGCCATTCACGCCACGGCGTGGTATTTTTCTTCAAAGGGTTAGCTACCACGTGATACCTCGTATTGCGTTTTTCCGTGCGGGAAAAGGATTGGTAGCCATCCTTATAATTTTGATCCAGCTTTTTGTTCATCCTGTAACTCCTCGTTCAGTTTATTTGTTGCGTGTATGTTAAAGATGTTGATAGCTTTTACACGATCAATCTTGAACCACTCACCTCGACGCTCTTCAGAAAAGTGCGCAAAAGTTTTGTGCATCTCACGTTCTTTAGCATGTCGATCTTCCGCTGTCAAGGTAGCAATGACAGAATAATCACGGAAAGGTGACGAGGTTTGGTAACCGTTAAGTCGATCTTCAGATGACACAGCCTTTCCAACTTTTACCCACTCAGGCCAAGCATCATTAGCTATAATGTACACCTCGCCTTGTGAGGTGCTTTCAATTTGTTTATGTGACCATGCGTCATCTAGCGACTTGTAACGTCCCGGCTTGTGCAGCGGATGTGAACTAGGAATGTATTTTCCGTTGACAAACATGCGATTAGTATTCTTTGCTGCATGTGTAGACACACGCTGGCGATATCCACTAGGACTTTTGTACCACCAATCTCCATCTTCATATACGGCGTCACTCTTAGTATAGTGCTGATCCTCTAGCATAATTAGTCTCCTTCAGGCCAGTTTTTGAGAATTGCAAGGCGGTCTTCATGCACAGCCATCTTATCTAGTTCACCCTGTATTGCTTCCATAATATCAGAGTGTTCACCGATACCAGCAGGATTTTTAAGATAGGCTTCGATGTTCATCATGTGCAGATGGACATTCGATTGTGCGTGATTTTTCAACACGTTAATCATCTTTGTTCTCATTCTCTTTCTCCTTTCTCTTCATCCATTCTTCGTAAGATGGGTGATGCTTTGGTGGATTGTACTGTGCCCATCCGTCACCCTGTTTCCACATTACTCTTTTCTCACTCATGTGTCAACCCCCTTTTTCTGTCTGAACCTATGCTTGAAGAACACGACCACATTGATGGAGGTGTTGACAGTGATGGCGAATAACAACCACCACTGCCACCAGTTCGGCATGTCTGCACCTTCAATCATGCTGCGTTCAGGTCTACTACTTCACATGCGTCTGCTGTGCAAGCCAACTCACGTCCACCTGTTGTGGTATCTTCCTTCTCATAATCCTGCAACCATGTCCAATCAATTCCCTTTGGCATACGTTGCAGCATCTCGCCATACTCTTCTACAGTGCAATCCTGATAGGGTGCCTGCTTGTATGTATGCTCACTAAATGGCAAAAAGCTGATACCAGACACTTCATCAAAGTGTTCGTACACCCACGAGCCTACTTCCATCCACTCATGCTCTTTCACAGAGATAGTAACAGATGGCTTGTGTTCACACCAGTGACGTTGATACACTAACCATAACTCAAGCTGTTCAATAGCAGACATGTCAAACCTAGTGACCGCATTGTGTGGTGACTTCATGGGGAAGCTAAACACTGTTGTGCTGTCCGGCTTCATTACATCTGGTTCAGATGGAACACCTGCGCTAATCATAAACTGTGTCAGCGGGTCTTTATTGTCGCCCCGTACTGTACGAATGTAGTACGGGTTGTGACGAGCGTGGATACCAGAAGCACTGTCCACAAGCTGTGATACTGTGCCACTAGGCTTTACACATGTAATCGCTGTAGAGATGGGAATATTTAATTCCGCAGCCAAGTCGGCATTTGTTTTTACTGCCTCTACACGCAGAGCATTTAGTGTGGCACCTATGTTCATGCCAAGGTGTGCTGACTTACCTGACATCATTGCATTATCCATAATACCAGTAAGAGATACACCAAGTAGCCTCTCTTCTTCTGTGTTCTTTTTCCATATATTACGCAGATACTTGAAGTCTGTCAACGTAGATTGGAATGTGCCAAGAATGGTAGCCAGACGAACTTTCTCTGTCAATGATTGTTGTGTATCCGATGAACGCACGACAACTTCAGACAAGTTGCAGAACTGATATGGCCGCAATATAATTTCACTGCATGGATTACAGCCAAAGTCATGGTCTATGTCACGACGACCATTTTTCTGTGCTTGTTTCCTAGCAGCTTGGCGGTTGAAGATGCCACGCTCACCTGACTTACTTTCGTACAGAGACACCCACTCTCGCATGAACGTACCCATCTCTGGCTTTTCTTTGTAGGCAACGCTATTGTTAGCCAATGCACGTTGGCCTTCATTCTCCCACCACTGACCTGACTTAGCGTGGCGCATTTGATCATCGTTCAGGTTAGACAGGCTGATGAGTGCGCTGCGGCGTACACCGCCAACAACTACAACTTCACCAATCTTACACATCAAGTCATGGCACTCAATCGGATATAGACGACGACCTGATGCTTTCTTAAACATCTCCACTGTAAATCTAAATAGTTCTTCAAGTGGGGCTGGGCCACTCGCACGACCACCGAAAGTCTTGAGACGTGCGCCAGCAGGACGAACCGCTGACGTGTCCCATTGTGGTACTTGCCCTGCGTACAAAAGCGAGATTAGTTCTCGCAGGGATTTGGCCCAGCCCGGACGTGAGTCGCCAACCTTGATGACAGTATCAGTGTCATGCATGGTTTCGTTGACGACAGGCAGCTTATCTGTGTGGTGACGTTCCACAGAAAAGCCTACACCAGTGCCGCACATGAGGATATACATCGTCTCGTCAAAAGCGCGAGGATTATCCACTGGTACGTAGGAGCAATTGTAACCGCCGACATGGCATCTATCCAGTGCGGGACCGGCGGTCATTAACGCTCTCATGCTTGGCATGATGTCTTGATTAAGCACCGCTTCCTCTAGTTCACCCCTCAGTGAATCAGAAAGCTGATAGTCATGTTTAGTGACCAGATGCCTAGTAATATAATCAAAATATCTTTCGACTGTTTCACTCCATGTCTCCCTTCGTTGCTCGTCCTCTTTCCAACGAGCATATCGGGAAAGAGCAATAAAGTTTTGATAGTCCGTCGGTAAATAGTTGTTCATCTCGTCACTCCGTTAATGTTTTTATATGTTTGATTTCTGCACCGTCAACATCATAAAAGTATTCACGTATGCCGTCCTCAATCTCAATGCCGACATCTTCATCGGCAGGAACCGGATACTCTTCCGGGTCTATTTCAATTGTAATGAAGACTTTAACTTTCATCGTAACAGCCTTCTACTTCTTCTATTAGTTTATCAAGATACCACTGTGCTTTCTTCAAGTCCTCTGTGCCATTCTTGTAACGATACCGCCACAGATACTTCATAATATTTCCTTGTAGATAATATTCGTATCCATCACCTGTAGCGGCTCGTATACCTTCGATACACTCTACACCAGCTTTGTTGTAGTGTGGTGGACTATTGACCATATCCACATTACCATAGGCTTCTTTAGCTGCTTGTTCTAACTCTGCAGCCCTCTTCATATATGCTTCGTGCCTCATTATGCATTTCCTTTCGTCTTACTACCAAAACTCAAGTGTACCACGTTGCCATCTTCTTTAGTAATGATAACGCCCTCATCATCTTCTAGCACGTCTTCATCTTCATTGTCAACAACTTCCATAACATAATTGTGGACTAACTCACGAAGTCTACTATCCATTTCCATTAGAGGAATAGTGGCACACATCATTTTGCAAAAATGCATTAGCTGTGTATATCCCTCATCATTAAGTGGATTATTAGCTTGTGATATAATAGATATGTCTACCTCTCCTGTCCACTCTCCATCTACCTCTGATGGCCGGATGCGAATTACAAAGTCACCTTCTTCAATTGATTCCATGTCTACCTCCTTTTCACTTTAGTCCCACTAAACTTGATAAACTTCGGGTGTTTGTTCTTTCCTTTTTCTTTCAGCCAATCTTCCGGTATGATACGATCATAATATTTAAAGCCGTACTTAATACACCACTCAGCATAGGTTGACTTGGCACCTTTGCGCAGCTTTCTTCTACTATTCTCAAAGACAAAACGAATGTCAAGCTGTGGATGTTGTTTTTTTACAGCTAAATGTTTGCGCCTGTCAGCCGCAGTAAACATTCCCTTTGTCTCAATAATAATGCCATTGTGTAACACAAAGTCAGGAGTATATGTCCTGTAAGCTAAATCTTCCCACTCAATCTTTAACTTCTCATATGTATAAGTTATCTTGAGTTCGTCTAGATATATAGACAGCTTGTGTTCAAGACCACTCCTGTATCCGTACTTCCGTGCTGCACGAAACGCTTTGTGATTAGGCATATTTTTCTGCCAGACTTACATATGAAACAGTCTTTGGTTGCTTTGCCTGTGACATTACAGATGGTAGTTCCTGTAGATTAGGCCAGCAAGAAAACCTGTATTTACAAAATACGCAGTTCTGATCTAGCACCATGTTGCCTGTCTCTTTACCTCTAAATTTTTCAGGAACAGCATCGAAACAACGCTCAAACCTATTTTCTTTTAGAGTGTCAGACGTTTGCCTAATTTTTTCTACCTCTTTATTTACATCCATACCTGTCGCTGGCACGTACTTAAACTGACCATTAGATTTATTCACTACCCACCAGCCACCAGCACGTTTGCCTGATGCCTTTGCATAGCCAGCAAGCTGTGCTACATACCCAAAAGCATCACCCTGTCTAAGAGTGTCAAAGGATTCAAACTTATTAGTGTACGACCAATTAGATGCGGACTTAATATCATCAACAGCATCGTCAATAACAACATCATAGGTGCCAGAGATGGATGTATCATCATCAAGGTTGAGCGTAACTTTGTCATCGTCCTCATACTTTACCCCCGCTTCTGTAAGTAAACCTTTGAAGACAGCTTCAACGATGTCTCCAATCATCATGTTCATAACAAATGTTGTAGGTAGCGGCAATGCTTTTTTTGGTTCATTTTTTTCAAACCAAAGCTGACAAGATGGTCTGCCCACATTAGACATACGCAGACCAAACTCGTCACGCTTATTGCCCCCACCAAACTGACGCGCAAGTGCGCACATTACATCTTGTCCTACTTGCTGGATAGTTTCCACAGACATTGTGGACTTTCCATTAGCAGCACTCTCCATGTACTTATGCAACGCCAGTTCAGCAGGATGGTTCATTGCACTACCTCTTCGTCGTCAATATCAATCATATCTGACAAGCTGTCAGTAATCTCAATATCATCCTCATCATTATGCGCTGTAGCTTTTTCGGCATACGTATTAATGATGTATTCATTGTAGTTTTGAACCCATGCCATGAAGTCAGTAAACAACTCTTGGTCAGACTGTTCAATATCTACGATATTGGTCAGGTTTACAGTGTTCACAGGCAAGAAGAAACTATTGCCATTAGGCAATGGACGCTCTTCTGTAGCGGCTTCTACAATATGTTGAATAGGCAATCTCTTTTGCTTGGCGAAAGTAGAGAACACCTCACCCCAACCTTTGAAAGCATCACGATTGTCTACTTCCCATATAAATGGAGTAGAGCCTAGTTCGACAGAGTTTCCTTGATCATCCGTAGGATTAACCAACTCAACTGTGCCAAAGATTACACGCACTCGTTTGATCTGTTTGATCAAGTCTTGAGTCTTTTCAGGCAGCGACTTGAAGTCTTGAATGTAGCCTGCTGGCTTACCACAGTTAAAACCACCATCGTTATCTTTCAAGTCAATGTTTAGATTGTCAGCCATGACAGTCTTCACGTACCTGTTGGGCGAAGTGCCTGATGCCATGATGAAACGCTTGTACATAAAGCGTTGCATGTATGGACGGATACGCGCAGCAGAAGCGTAATAAGTTGGCCCATCTGGAATTTCCAGTTTATACTGCCCCCCCTCAACGACTTCTACATTCACTCTCTTGCCATTGACATCTGCGATGCCCATGATGGGAGTGTGATGAATACGAAGACGAGCAAGTGTACTCGACTTCTTGTTGCTTGTGCCTTCATTGGCGACACCCATAGCCTTTGCCATAGCAGCATAGTTATTAGTGTCAATAGTTGTGATCTCGTTCATGTATTTTATACTCCTTCTTTCGAGTCAGAAATCATAGTTATATCACGACACGTCTTTCGTGTCAAGCCAGTTGGGGCCAATTTTTGCCTCTAGTTCTAACGGAACATTGAACACTAATCCCCAACGTGTAGTGATCAAGTCAGGCAGCACCTTGTTAGTATCCTGAATTATTTGTATTACTCGCTGTTCTTCATCAGGATGGACATCTATTACGATGCTATCATGCACAGTGTTTACCACGCAAGACTGCATGCTGTCAAGTAATTTTTCTATGTGCAACAATGCCACAGGTACAATGTCAGCAGTAGCAAATGACTGCACAGGATAGTTTTTTATTTGCGTGAAGTGTGATACACGACCATTTGTCTTACGCACTACATCAGGAAAAGCAAACTGTCTGCCAGATGGCGTGGTAATATAACCAGTGTTTACAGCTTCTTTAGCCAATCGGGAGTGCCATACTCCGATGCCTTTGTATTTCTCCGTGAAGTGCGTATAATATTCTGCTTCCGCTGTAGTTCTCCCAAAGCCCGTTGCTCCATAAAGCGGCGCGAACGTATGCGCTTTTGCTTCTTGGCGACTTGTCGGTTGACCAGCATCAGTAATAACTTTACTGGTATATGCGTGTACATCAAATCCCGTAGATACTTCATCTATTGCTACTCCATCTTGTGATAAAAAAGCTGCTGCACGAAACTCTAGCTGTGCGAAATCAGCTTCCATAATCTTGCCACCTTCCCACCGGGACACAAACACCTTCTTAACTGGGAAAGTGCCGCCACGTGGCATGTTCTGCATGTTAGGCTCTGCACCTGACAGGCGACCAGTTGCAGTGCGGTGCTGTAGCAAGCGGACATGCAGCTTACCATCCTGCTTAGTAAACATCTTTATGCCCTCAACGAAAGAGGACAAGTAGGTTTCAACCGCCGACAATCTTCTTATCTTAGATAGGAAATCAACTGTGTCTGTTGATCCCTTTTTCTTAGCAGCATTTTCTAGTATAGCCAAATTATTTTTGCTTGTGCTAAAGCCATTTGCACTTGCCCACTTTGGGGATGGTGGCTTGAACCTCAAACCTGCAACCTGATTTGTCGGTTGAAATAAATATCCTTGTGTGTCGCACACTTTACAACGACTAGGCTTGGCAAATGGTGTGCCATCCTTTTTTGTCTTGCGGATATATCCGGTGCCATTACACTCACGACACTGCACCGCTCTTGTCTTTGACAGCTTAGTCGTGTGAGCGTTTATTAGATTCCTAAAGTCTCTCTCATCCATGTATGGATCAATCTCTTGTGACCAATACTGTTTGTCATTTACTTTACGGCTATAAATGACCCAAGACAATTGTTCTGGACTGTTTAGATTTATGGGTGTATCGCCCATGAGACGACGAACATGTCTTTGCAGATCAACAATAAGTTGATCACGTTCCTGCTCAAACTCCTCACGCACCTCTTCCAGTGCCTTGCTATCCACCGTGAAACCACGCTGATAGATACGAGCAAGACACACTGCAACCTGATTGGTCAGGTCAACAGTACCCATCAGACCACTATCCTTTGGTGTGTTTAGCCGATACATCAGCCTGTCAGACAATTGCTGCGTAGCTTCTAAATCAGCGACCAGATACTCACACAGTTCGTTGTAAGGAATGTCGCGGGTGCTGTATCCTTTTTTAAAGTATTCTTTCAACGTGTCTTGCTTCTTAGTGTCAAGATCATATCGTTCAGCACACGCTTGCAATGAAAGAGGCTCCTTGATGCCACGTTGTAGCACATACTCAGCCAACATCGTGTCGAACACAGGACCATCATACTTAAAGCCACTCTCCCACAGCCACAGTAGATCGTGTGCTGCGTTGTGCATTATCAGCACAGTAGCTTCGTCAAGCATCATTTGTACACGCTCGTAGTGATCCTCCTGATTAGGACAATCAGCGTGATCAAATGGGAACGTAAGGCACTGGCCTTGGTCAGTCAGCATACCCACCATAGTCAGGCTGTTGCCAGCCTCAAATGGGTCTAAGTGCATCTTGCCGTCACGATGTGTGACTGTGTTCTCTACATCAAGTGTTAGCTTCATTGTTCCCGTCCTTATATACATAGTTGTCCACGAAATGTTTCAAGTCATGCTTGTGTTTATACCATTTGTTCTTGCCCAACACCCGCCAATTGTTATCACTAAGACTGACTATAAACTTTCTATTCACCAATGCCAACCCATAATCGTAGTCTTCAACAACATCGCAAAGCTGTATTAACTCTATGAGTTTTTTTATTCTACAGACTTCGCGTCTGTGCCTGTTAGAATATCGGTCCTTGTGATAGTTGTCTAGGTCACATTGTTTGGCGTCCTTTTCTGCTTCTATTAGAAGTTCTTTTAACTCTGGAATATCATGCTTGGAATATTCGAGGTCTTCACCGTCACATACGGAACTTTTATCTGACATCTTCATCTCTACTCTTTCCTCATACTAAAGTATACTTTGCCGCCCATATCAATGTGCGGGATAGCAGGATCAGCATCATGCTTACCAGTATACTCAAACCGATAGCCTTCGCTACGCTTCTGTTCTGCATCTTTGATAAACTCTGCATTATCTTGTGCAAACATAGCAAAAGCAAAAGTCACTATTAATCCTAGCATCTTATATCACCCCTCGTATCTTGCTGTCAAGTAGTCAAGTTCACAGTTGACCATACCATGCCAACCATTCAACTTGTTCTTGACAATGTTAATATGCCGCATCGGACTGTCTTCATCTTGTCCTTCTACTGATGCAGCCTTTCCAATCAGGATCATCAGGTCAGCCTCTGCAGCCTTGCCTGTGCGTGATCCTTCCATCATGCTTTGATTTAGTTGTGTCCTGCCCTCTGCATCAGCAGACAACTGTGACATATAGAATACAGCACAGTCATACGCTTTCGCAATCTGCCTCGCATGGATGGCACAGGCTTTAAGTGCTTCGTCCTGTCGGGCAAAACCTCCCTCTGCCTTA